CGCTAGCTGCTGCTTCGGGTACTAGATTTCCGTCCTGTTTATAGACGGGTACACCAGCGATATTTTGATATTGAACGGATGTATCAACCATTCTTAACCCTCCTTAACAATATTTGTATTAACAACAATTCTCTTCAGTTCTTGAGAACCAAATTGATAAATGTCTTCTGTTTTTACAAAATAAGTAATTGAATACTTAGCTAATGATAGTTCTCCTAGTACTACTCTGCCAATACGATCCATACTCTCTTCAAGAGATATAATCCTATTGACCTTAAAGTACCATTTAAAACTATCCATTACATTTTCAAACCATAGGACTCTTTTCAGTGCTTGATAGTCCGTTCTGGCATATATATTAAAAACCACATAATTATCAAAAGAACGACCCATAGTCACAAGCTTTTCTGACGGGTGTTCTGGATGCTGTTGTATTGATCTAACATGATGCGTTCTTTCTCTAACAGTTTTAGTGCCACTAGATCCTTGGCCAAATTGACCTGGACCTCTAGCTCCAATAAAGAAAGTAATTGCTTCAGTATCAACCTCAGCTTCGTCTGGAGGATCTTCACCAAGAATAAGAAGTCTCTTGTCCTTAGGAACATTCTCCGATTCCTGACGGCTATAACAAGCATTCTGAACTAATTCAAAATACTTAAGAATATTACCACCAGAAATAGTTGTTTGGCCACTAAAAGAAAGATTACGCAGGAATCCATCAAGAGCAGTTTTCATATCTGCTTCTGACATTCCTCCTACATCTGGAATTTTAGTTATGTTGTCTATTTTTGACACCATACCAAACGCTCCATTCCCTTCTCTCTTTGGCTCTTATTTGCCAAAATTCAACACGTCCACAGTCCGCACTGAAAGTATCTGCACTTAGTATATCATATACTTTAAGTCTTTGAACAGGTTGCAAAGGTATTCCTTCTTTATTAAGGGAAACCTCAACAATATAATCTTCTGGGAATATATCGGTGTCCCATTCAAAATAAAATAGAACTCCTTCAAATTCCTTAACTTTTCCATTACTTTTCTTAAATGCATCATCATTTCTATAATACACTATTTTGTGTTCGTCCCAAAAATAACCATGCCCATGACAATTATGAACAAGTATTCCATCTGCAACAAAGTTATGGACGTTATTGACAGTGAGATCAAAAACAGGTATTTCTTTATTTTCTTTTTCAATTTTTGTTATAGAGGAACAAATAAATTGATTATTACTAAATCTTATTCTCCATTTCTTTAATACATGATTCTCTTTCTCTGAAGATAATAACCAAGAAACATACCAAGAATCAGAATGGAATTGTCCATCACTTCCTGTATATTTAGACTTGGATCTAATAGCTGGGAAATATCCAAGTTTATTAGCGATAATATATAATTCTTCTGCAAGTCTTTTCGAAACAATACCAGCAGTTTCAACATTATCATTATCCAGATGACCATCACCAAGCATAAAATTATCAATAAAAATCTTTTGCATTATTGACGAACAATTCCAAATAAACTCAGGAATATGTTTAAAATCACTATATCTTCCACATAGCTCATGCATCCATCGTGATAATAATGAATTATCAAAAAACACCTGCATTGCTTTTGATTCTTTTCTAAACTTTATTTTTCCTTCAATATTGAATTTTTCTTTAAATATTCTAATTAATTTTTCTGCAATATGTAATTCTTTTTCACTATTCAAAGAGAAAACAACAGATCTTGTTTTTCTTCCTGCTGCACTCCCTGAACCTTCAGCTACATACCATCCTAAGATAAACATAAGATCTTCATCTATCTCTAGCTCTTTTGGTAAAACAATATCACTCTCTTTTACTTTATATTTATTCCAATCTATTCTTATTTCTTTTACTTCATTTTGTGTATCTTTTATTTTTGGCATAACAAGATAGTCTGTATCTTTAATCTCTCTTGCTTTAATCTCTAATAATTCAAAACCAAAACCTTGTGGGTTATTTGTTCTTGTTTTACAAGAAGCTGCTTTGCATAATTCAGGTCTACATATTTTGCCTTTAGATTTCTTCTGATGACACTTATTATCATTTCTGTATACGAAAACAGTATGATCTCCAGTTAGTTCAAGAGGCATATTAGCTCTTCCAGCAATATGTAGTTTAATCATATCACCTGTATATAAACGACTAAAAGTTTTTGTTACTAAATGATATTCTCCGTCAGAACCAAGGACTTTCATTCCAGGATTTACATCTTTAATCTTCTGGATACCATTCATTGTTGGTATGGCTGAATCCCCAGTTAAACAGTATCTACAGAAAAAATCTCTATCTGGTTCATCAGTTATCTTATTTCTACAAGGACAACGCATTAATTCACCATTTTCATCTCTTCTCATACGGCGCAATAATCCATACTTGCCTTTTGCAATTTCATCAGGTGCACCATATAAAAGACGAGACATTTCTTCTCTAAGATCTAATTCAATTCTAGTAGATGAAGCACTTCTATAAGGTCTAAATGCATTACTAGTCATAGCTCCATCCTTTCGAATTACCTCTAGATAATCTATTATTAAATGTTTTTAGATTTCTACGACCAGAAGCATATACCTTGTCATTACCTGCACCTCTTTGGCTATAAACACCAATACTAGAAGTAGGTTCCCATTGTCTTCCAACAGAAATTGCATCTTCAGCATTAGCACCTTTAACACTAACTCTAGGTTTGACACTAGTAAAGAGACCAAGCTCTCCACCAGATTGCAGAACAGGTAGCCACATAAGCATACAGTTCTCTAATTCACCTAATGTATTAGCTAGATCACCACTATTACCACCACGTTGTACTTTTAGATCACCAAGTTCTTTAACCATTCTTTCAGAGCCTACACCTGTAAGGATAGCCTTAACAAGAATAGATTCAGCTAGACAAGTAGTATATTGACATCTTGCAAATTTAAAATTCTTAGTTTCTACTGGAATATTATATGTAAGTACATCAGCTTGAACACTAGCTTCAAGAATAGCAAGCATAATAGTTTCATCAGGGACATCAGTCATAATATTACCTAAGTCTAACTGAATCCTTCTAAGACTAGAATATAAGGGAGAATAAGGTGTACTAAAATAAGAAATAAAGCCACCGGCTAACTTATTACCTTCTAAATCTGTAATAGAGCTAGCAAGTTCTAATATAACTATATTATTAACATAAAGCTGACCTGGATCTAAAGATATAACTAATTTAGTTGTTGATTCTAATGTCGCTAAGAAATAGAGATCACCAGTTGCAATTGAGCTATCAGGACATCCACCAGCTAATTGAGAAGTTAATTTAATTGCATCTCCAGCTAAAGTATCACCATCAACTGCCGAGGAAAACTCGATAGTTATAATTTCACCTTGATATGCATCACCACTGATAGGAACACCATAAGTGCCATCAATTGGTGTAATATCTGATACTTTAAAACCAGATACAGTAGCATATGGAGAACCAATAATATTAGTTGATAATTCTTCAATACCAGTTGTTGAGCTGTCAGATGGAGGAGTTAATATATTGCCGCTTCCTGTAGTAAAATCCCATTCATAATTATTAGGCAATACAATTGCTGGAACAACTACAACACTAAATGTATCTCCAAGTACAAAAGTACCATCATGACTAAATTCTACATATACACCTTTTTCTAGTTCACGAACACCAGTTGTTGTGACACCCTGGTATGTAGTTAAAGGGTCGTTATTATCCCACCAAACATATTCAGCAGTACCAGTAGGTCCACCAGTAGTAATCTCGATTGTATAACCAGTAGACTGCGTACCAGTGTATCCTCCACCAAAAGTTACAGTTGCTTCATTTTGTGTATAAATAGTATCAAAAACAGTTCTAGTAGTAACTCCTGTATTAAAATCATCTTCAGGTGTTTCATCACCAGCAATAATAACTTTATAAGCTACATTAGGAGCAAGTGGTTTTTCTGGAGTAAAGATAGCAACAGTACGCCAAAGAGTACCATCACCAGTATTATCTACAATACTATCATCATCAATGATTCCACCAGAAACATCCATTCTAACAAAGGTAATATTACCTTTAACATATCCTTTAAAATAAGGAGAAGAAAGAATATCTTCATCATCATGTCCAGGTATATCAAAAGGTGTAATGTCCGAAGGCCCAAATACAGGGGCTTCATCTGGACCAGTAACAACAATAGTGCCAGTGTTTAAAGAATCATGATCCATCTCTTGGTCAAATTCAATCCTAATTTGATCTCCAATAGGGATACCTTTAGCTGAAGGAGCGGGATACACATTAACAATATTAGGAGTTGTTGCCATATTTAATCTTCCTCAATGATTTCAAAACTGTCAGCTAGAGCTATTTCCTCTGAGACAGATTCTACAGTTGGTAAAAACTCAACATCTAATACTTGTTGCATTAGATTGTCTGCATTCTTCATTGACTTTTGACGGCTAGCTTCTTTCTTTAAATTCTTAAGAAAGTCATAACCATCCTTAACTTCTAGAATAGCATTATCTGTCTCAACTTTAAAGCTTCTTTCAGCTTTATCCATCTTATTAGATGATCTTTGATTAACTGTTGCTATCTTTTTCATTGGAAAAGGAATTACATTATTAGACATTATCTACTCCATTATTTTTTGCTGTATGGCTAAAACAATACCTTGTCTATTTTGACCAACCGTTTCTAAATCTAAACAAGCATGCAGAAGTAATAAGCCATCTGAATCATTAGGTATATTCCTAATACTCTTTTTGACAGTATTACCATTCTTAGTTAAAAGAATTTTTGCATTTTCTATAATCTCTTCTGAAGTTTCAATTTCTTCTTCTTCATCTTCTTCTGTTTCTATAGGTACAGTAACAGAAATAATTTCTGGAAGAACATCTTCTTCATCATCAATATCATCAACAGAAACATAATTTCCATCAAAGAAATTAACGCAACCAAGATTACCATTTATAATATTACCTTCAGAGTCAATTAAAACAATTTCCTTTTGTTTTATTGAAGAATTAATAACATCAACCTGACGGTCAGTTAATATATCTATATCAATAAACGGACTAACCTCATCATCTTTTTTAAGATGAATAGGTCTTAATATCCAAAAAGGATTAGGTTCTCTTAACTTTATCTTGACTAATCTCATTCAAAATTCTCCTGTTTTATATGTTAAAAACAAAAAGGGAGAAGACAAACCTGCCTCCTCCCCTTTTTAGCTACGCCTGATGAGAGACGCTATTAGAATGTAATAGCTGAAGTCACATCTAGTTCATCAAGGGTACCAGCAGCGCTGATAGTAGGATGAACTGGAAGAGCAATCTCGTTAGGTTTAACAGCAACGTTTCTTAGAACGCCAATTGCTAATCCATCTTCGTAAATTGCGAACGCATAACGTTCTTTCAGTTTAACCTTCATGATGTCCGCAGACATGTCTTCCCACTGGTCAATACTTACATCCTCATCCACAACTAGTGCACCAAGGTTAGCGCTATCAAAAATCATGATATCACAAACTTCTTTTTCTTCGTCGAATGGTACGAACGGAGAAACGATTACACGTAGTGGGTAAGGGAAGTAACCAGGAATAATAACAGGACTGTTTAAGTTCTGATCGAACTGTCCAGCATTTTGAGGATTAGTTGAAGTATCCCCAGCTGCATTATTTCCAGGTGTATAAGCGCCATATCCACCCTGCATACCTTGTTTACCTTGGTTTGAAGCATCCCATGGACGTCCAGACTTAGGCATGTTTGCAGGTCGAAACCAGCCACCATTACCAGTGTTTTTAGCAATAGTCTGAAGCAATGGGTCAGCCATCCACATAGACCATGCCATCGGATGAAGCATGATTGTGTCAGGTGTATAACCCTGCATCATAATATGGCTATATGCTCTTAGCAGATCTTCCATACGACAAGAACCATTTCCGGCTCCAGTCATTGAACGACCTGTGCATGTACCATATACAGACTCAGTAGGATTAATATTATCAAAGAGTGTAACACCCATTGCACTAATATAATCCATTCCTTTTTTCTCTTTATGACGATCTAGACCTCTACGGCCTGCACGTACGTGCATGTTCATAACGTCATACTGAGAGTATTTTTGCATTTCTTCCGTGATTTTGAACATAATACCAGTTTTACCAACATTGATTGTAATACTACCAGGGGCAATATTCAAGCTCTGTTCTGGGTACTGTTGACCTTCTGCAAGGTCAAAAGCTGTCATTGCGCCAAGTGCTGGGAATGTAATCCTAGCAGCAGGTGTATATGCAATACGATCCAGAAGAGAAGGAACAATTAACATTGGTTCAACAGGTTCACGGACGATTTCTTCTATAACCTTGGGCATCCAGATAGCAGCTGTTGGTGTAGCAAGTAAATCTCTAAAATCTACTTTGCTTTGAGTTGGCACGTTGAACCCATTGTTCATCCATGTATCTCTGAATAGCTGATATTTGTCACCGAAGGCTACTTCATAATCAAATTTATTTGCCATGATCGAATCCTCCTTGACCTATCTTAAAATTAAGTTAACAATAACCATCTTCTCAGCTGCACCTGCATAGGTAAGCTGATCGGTACGTCCACCAGTAGCAGAACCTGGGGTTCTCATATTGGCTGCACTATAACCGTGGAAGGCAGTTTTAACTTTGTCTAATGCGCCTCTAGGATAGCTGTTAACACCAATTACTTGGCCAACTACGCCGAAGACGTGATTATCTATTGCTTGTTCAAGCTGATCAGAGATAACAGCATTGTCAGTCTCAGAATCATACTCAGGATCAGTATCAAACGGTGCGCCAGCAGCGTCATAACCTTCTGCGTTAGCAATATCCAGAGTAGCTTTTACAAGATTACTATTCTCGTCATAAGTCAAGATGTCACCGTAATCGATGTTTCCTGTTGCACTCATGTAAGAAGTTATTGATACACCAGTAGAATCTTCATAATGATAATAAGTAATTGTGTCACTTACTGTCCAACCTGTAGGAATAGCGTCTCCGCCAGCTTCATACAAGAAGAGAATACCAAGATCATAGTCAATGAAATAATCGCCAGCAGCTCCAATGGAACTAATGCCTGCAACTTTATTAGTCAGTTGACTATTACTGTGTGTAATAGGGCTGTCCTCTGTGATGTGAGCAACTGGGAATTTAGTAAATACATACCCAACTACATTTGCATCAGCAGCAACACGACCAGCAAGACCTACAAGACCGTGAAGTGCTGTAGAGCCAAACCATCCACCTGTGCGAGTAGAAGACCAATCGATGGAACCAGCTGAATTAGCTATAGCTCCGTCCATTGTTTCTGTCTCAGCAACACCAGGAACAACAGGAACAGTAATTACATAGTCACATGTAATAGCTGTAAGAGCCTGTGGTCTGAAGTTATGCTGGTAAAGCTTGCTTGGATCCCAATGATTCTCGCCAGCGGCTTTGTAGTAATTATAACTAGCAATACCGATTGGTTTTGAAATAAAATCCATAGCTCTTTGTCCAGGACGGATTAAGCCCTGTTCTACAAGAGCAGCAGTAACCTGAGCTTCTGTATAAGAAGTTGCAGCGTCTACTAGCTCACCAGTTGTTAAGTCGACAACGTTTTGAGCAGCGTCGTCAGACGTATAAGTTAAAACTGTAGCTGAAGTAGCTTTGTTAAAAGCTTTTCTCAGACCAGCAGGGACCAGATGTCCGTTTTTATCTTCCGCAACAACTTTACCAGAACTAATAGTAATCCAATACTCTATCTCATATTCGTATCTTGCTACTGGTAGCCATGGGGCTGCGAATGACTCAAAGTGCGGACGCTCACCTGGAGAGTACTCCACGTTTGGAGTAACTCGGCCCATGCGATCCCAAATTTTGTGATTAGGAACATATCCTCTTGGAATTGACATGTTTAGTTACCTCCTAAATTACTCAGCGGTTTCTTGCTGTCCGCTGAAAGGCTTTCGAATGTTATATCTTTAGGAAACATACCGAATGAGTTCATTGTATCATAGATACGATGTGCACCGGAAATATTACCTTCATTTAAACAATCTTGAATGTTTTCGATTGCTGCTTCCGCTGATTTTGTTAAACCAAGAGGAAGCTGTTTATTGTCACCATCTGGATTATTCGTTGGATCATCTACTGTACCTTTAGGGTTAGTAGTTGTTAAGCCATCATTTATCTTTTCAGTAACGGCTTTAATGTCAAACGAATCCATGATACTAACAGATTCTATTTCAATATCGGAATCTTTCAATTCCTTATTTGCAGATTCAAGACTATCATACTTTTGTGTTAAAACGCCAACTAAGGCTAATTTTTCTACTTTTGAAGTATGAAGCTCTGCACCTAACTTAACATATTCGCTAACTTGGTCTTCAAAATCAGAGTAAGCTCTTTTAAGCTCACTACGAAGAACCTTAACGATTGTGTCAGATTTTGTAAGCTCATCACGAGCTGTTCCAAGTTCTTTCTTTGCAGCATCTGTTTCTGCTTCTTTAACAGCACAGTCACTACAAGGTTTTACAAGAACTTGTTTCCTATTGATAAGTTCAAGTTCTACAGAATGCCAAAGAGTTCTTAACTCCTCAGTGTCCATATCACTTAAACTAGGTGGCTTTACATCCACCTTGCCATCATCTGGCTTTTGCTCTTCCTTTTTGTTGTCAGTACCAAAAACTTTGGATTTGATATTAATGTTAGCCAAGATATTAAGTTTACCTGGACCTTCATATTTATCAACAAATCTTTTTGCTGCTACAACATGTGCAGAATCTGGAACAGGGAAAGTTTTATCAGGGCCACAATAGCAAGAATCAGGAAGCTTACTTAAACCTTCTACAGAAATTTTAGCGTTAGCCGCTTCAAATTCATCGTCAGTTAAAAGCTTCTCATCTTTCATAGCCTGAAGTTCTTTCCTTATACCATCACAGATCTCTTCTGCTTTAAGTTCAGCGTCTTTATTTAAAAGACTTTGAACAACATAAAGCTCTGCTTTCTCATCATCAATATCTGCCGTCTCTTTGTCAGTAATGAATTCTTTAGAAGCAATAACTTTAACAGCATCTTGCATTAAAGTATAAACTTCTTCATCTTTCATATCTTCCTTAACGGTTTTAATTAAATCAAAGATTTTTTGCTCTGCATCTGAAAGAGTGACTTCTTTTCCATTAATTTTCATGGTGTCCTCCTCTACAGAATCTTTAAATTGGAAAGTTGAATGCCCTAACTCTACAGAGTCTTCTGGCATATAAACTGTTTGGTTATTGTCTTTATTTTTAGTATCTACAATTTTGATACTTGCATGCTGATCACCTTTAAAATTAATCAGACTAGCTTCTTTATAAAAATGCTCACCAGGAATATACTGACATGTAAATTTCATATCTTCGTCATCTTCCATTTCGTCAGCAAAATATGATTCTCCTAATTCATGTTCACACCATCCATCTTTAGCAATATTTTGACCACAGATAGAACAATAAACTTCATTTGGAGAATCAAAATTAGTAGAGATTGCATCGAATATACCATCTTCAAGTTGCTTTACTGACAGTTCGTCAGAGATTTCAGCTTGTAGTCTAATATATCCAAGTCCTTTATACCCTTTTCTATCTAGAATACCAGCACGTTTAAGATTTCTCATAGAACGTAACTGTTGCTTAATAGTAGATGTTTCACTTAATAGAGTAAGTACATCAGCATTACCAACAAGATCTTCAGGAATAGTATCTACATACTCTCTATAAAGAGTTTTTCCTATTGGATCAGCATGAGAATCATGATGTTTTAAAATTTTCATTGGAGAGTCTCCAATTTGAATAGTTGGTGTACCAGCTCTCATTCTTGATGGAATATAAAATCTTGGATTGTTAAGAGGAACCGCTGCATGTGTAGCTTCCATATCAATTATAAGTTTTTTAGTTCCACCACTTGCATAGTAGTCTTTAAACTCTTTAAGAGTTTTTTTAGAAGGACCATTTATAGAATAATAATCCTGAAATGTAAACTCAATTGTCATTACTTCAACACTCCTTGTGCCATGTCTACTTCCATTGTGCATGTGCAATGCGGATGAAATGGCGGTAACTCATCATAAATTATAGCATCTGATTGCTTATAAAACAAAATACCATCATCACATAGAGAACAATCAGAATTTTCATGCTTTACAGATTTAATAATATTAGCTCTGTTAGCTCTTAATCCACTTGCTTTGCCATAATTAAAGGCTCTCATAATTTCGCTATTGTCAATCATAGAAGTTCTGTGTCTTAAAGAACGAAATACCAATCTGGACACCTCAGCATCCACATTTCGTAAGTTCTTGCTTTTTATCATATTTCTTTTCATGGAATTAAGCAAATCGTCCTTTAATTTTATTACATATTTATTAATATGATCCTCTATCTTAGCGTCAGCAAGATCTGCTCTTACTTCCCATATTTTACCACTAACAGATTGAATACCCATTCTATATGCTCTTTGAGCCATAGAAACAAGTTTATCTTTAGCAGTGGACATTGCAGAATCAAGGAGGAACTTAACTTGATTATTAGAATATCCTTTATCCTTAATAACATTATAAAGATCAGAATTCAAATTATCAAAATTTGTTTGTACTGGCGGCTTAAGCATAAATATAGAATTAAGCTCAACTGGTTGATTTTTAAGATAAAATGAATCTTTATTTGTTTTAGCAGCTGCTCTAGTACCATATTGGTTCTGAGGTTGATTCTTATTAGCAACTGCATTTCCACCAATACCTGCATTATTCTTTTTAGCTAATGATGTAGAAACTGCATTATTCTTTTTAGCTAATGATGTAGAAACTGCTTTACCTTCAGGTGTACCAGGCTCGTCAAGAGCTTGAAGAATAATCCTATCTCTTTCAATAAGACCATAATTTGTTTGTGCCCATTCTCCTTCACCTTTAGTTGTCATCATCTGTCTTCTATTTCCAGATGTTTGCCATCCATTACCTTGAAAAGGTTCATTACCAATTTCCATACGCATCTCTGGATGAGAAATTGCATTCTTAAGAAAAATATCAACAAAGTGATTTGTCTTTGCCATCTGAGATTCAAAATCAATCTCTTTAAACTTAAGCTCAACCATATTCTCATCATCAAGAAGAGTTGCATCAGAGAAAGTGCTTTCAAGTAGAAGCTCTTGAATTACATAAGCTTGAAACATATCTGAGAATTCTTTTTGATCTGATTTAGTATCATCAATAAGATTCCTAGACATAGTTTGAGCTGTGCTTCTATTTGCAGATCCACCTTCACCCATATCAACTTGACTAACACCAAGTCCTGTAAAAATACGTTGCTTAAAGTGTTCGATAATCTTTTCTACATTGACAGGTGTTGGTCCACCTTGTAGAGCTTTAACTTCATGTCTCTCAGGAGTAACCCAGCAGCCATCTGAAGGCATTTGAGATACTTTAATAGCTACTTCATCTACTTCTGTCCTTCCATTAGCATATGTGGCAGCAGGTTGCTTATCAGTGCCAACTTTATAATGAAACAAAGGAAAGAGATGTTGATATACAAGAAGCTCTACATTTTCTTCGATTCTACGAAGAGCACGAATATCATCTTTAACAGATACTAAGTCTGGTGTACCTACAGCAAATCCTTCACGTTTATTAAAATAAAAATGAATAACATCTTCTGGTTGAAATGGAATAGCTACTTTTCCATATACTTCTTGTTCATAATGTTTGATTTTACCATATTCATCACGTTTAAATCTAACAGTTTCAGGAGACATAAGGAAATAACCTGCAACAGGTTTTAATTTTTTTCCATTCTTATTGATTCTAGGTTTTCCACCAGAAGCTTCAATATTACGAACCTTAACCCAAAAGGCATTACTAGTTCTAACAAGAGAAGATATTGTCTGTGCTATAAGAATTTTAAAAGGAATACCTGTAGCTTGTTCTATTTGTCTAATACGACGTTTTATATATTTAACTCGCTCAGGTCTTTTGCCAATAAAATTATAGCCTTCCTTCATAAATAAGTTCTTTTTATTTTTAAAGCCTCTTCTAGCATATGATTCTGTATCTATAATACGCCCACATTCCGCAAGATCCCATTCAGGAAGTTCCCATCTCAAAGAGGGAACTCTAGATCTACCAATATTACTTGTAAAAGCTTTTACTGGAGAAGGGATAACCTTTGGAACTATAGCTTTTTTATCTTTTGGGAATCCATCTGTTTTATCCTTCTTTGTTTCGAAGGCGATAGATTGTGTTTTAGTAGTCGCCATTAAACAGTTCCTCTTTTCTCAAAATCAGCAATCCACTTTTTAACTTTATCAAAGTCTTCTTTGCCAATGTTTTTAAAGCAGCTTTTAATAACTACACTGCTAGATACTGATTCCTGTGTTTCAGTAGGTTTAACAGAAATACTACTATTAGGAGTAGTACCTTTTACTGTTACACTCTCGTTAACTGGAACATTTGCTCCCTTAACATCAACTCCAGGTCCTGACATTTCAACAGTGCCATCTGGCTGTACTTTGAAATTAACAGGAGAAGAAGAATTGTTATTTAATTCTTCTTCTAGAATGTATTGTAACTGGGCTGGTGAAAAATTGCTATCTAACCCACACTGTAATCCATTTTTAGCAATAGCTTTCATAATAGCTTTTATCATAAGAATCATCTGTATGATTCTTGATTTAAGCATTGTGGAATCAGCTTTCTTCGACATCCAGCCAACCTCAGTACCCAATAAATCATAAATCATTTGGGTAATGTAAGTAAACCAATCATCAACATATTGTACCGCACCTTGTAAAATATTTCTAAGTTGGACAATAGAATCAACTAAAGGAGATGGATCAAAGTATTTAAGAGCACCTGATGGACGGTTTTGTTCTTCAGGTGGATAATTACCTTTATCAAAAGAACCACCTTTTGTATGTTTCTCTGATTCAGGAATATCATCTTTACTCCATCGTCTTCCATCACGATCAGATTTACTTAATGGTGGTGGTACTTTACGTCTTTTTGTTTCTTCTGTTGTTCTAAGTTGTTCCCAACGTTTATTTCTTTCTTCTCTTTCTTCTTCACTAAAAGAAGGCTTCCAAGCCTCTTTTAACTCTTGTGCTGCTAATTCTGTTTCTTCAACAGGATAATTAGGTATTACTGGATTATATCTTTGTTCATCTGGAGTATTAAATTGTTCCCATTGAAAAGCACCCCATGTTCCATTTTGCCAAGTATCTTCACCAGCAGCAGAACCTGCACCAATATTTTGATCAGCAGAAATATTTGCTTGGCCAGGTAAAGCAACACCAATATCAACACCAACATTTCCACTAACATCAGAGAAAGGCATATTCATACTTTGTGCTAACATAATAGTCTCATTGATATTATCGATTACACAAGTCATTGGTGCTAATATTAATTGAGTCCACATATCTAACCACTGACTTAAGCTGTCAAGAAAAGGACTTAATATTGGTCCAACTAATTGAATAATAAAATCAATATTAAATTTAATATCAAGATTTAGTTTAGCTAAATACTGTGTAAGTAAAGATATCATTGCAAGTAATTGTCTTGGACATATATGAGAGAATAGATCTAATAGTTTACATACGTCAATATATGCGCCAGGATCTTTAAATAAAGTTTTAAATTTAACAATCATATCTATTCGAACTTTAATATTCAAAGCATGTATTTCTAATAAATCTCCACTTGGCAGCAAACCATTAACATCTAATAATTCATCAAAACAAGGAATACATTCAGTAACCATCTTACCGAATGCTTTTGCTTTATTTTTAGCTGTAGTATCAGAATCAAAGATTTGTCCATAATCAAAATCTTCTTCTCTAGAACGCATACCATTCATAAAGCTATTTGGATTATCCATAGCTCCATCCCAATAATTAAGAGTATCTTTACTATTTTGCTCTGCAACTGTACCAAATGGATTATCTTCAGGTGGTTTGCCTGATTGATGCATTCCAGGATAATAGTTCATTTGTTGCTTTACTCTAGTAGAAAAATGGCCAATACCATATACATCTTTGTAATGATAAGCTAAAGCATAATCTTCTTCTGCCCAGTTAGCAGCTTCTATTTCGAAAGCCTGAATAATGACTCCATAATCATGATCTTTAAATGGATTTTCATCATTAATATGTAAAACATTTTTAGTAGTACCTTTATGTTCTTCATTAAACTTATCGAAATCTTTATTATTATTTTCTACTGATACTTCTTTTTGTGTAAATGACATTCTATCCGCCTAATGCTTTATCTAAGATAGCACTAGTTGTTTTACCGCCACTATCTTTAATTAATTCTTTTTGTGCAATAAGAGCTTCATTTATAGGATGTTTCTGTGCACCTGTGAATGCAGGTGATACGGTACCTGTACCGGTACCTGTACCGGGAGCACTAGTTGCACCAGTAACAGGAGAAGGCCCCCCACCAGCTCCAGCGATTACCTGTCCTGGATTTGTAACAACATTACTAGTAAATGGAAGATTACTAGATGACATCATTTGCTCTGCATCTTTACGAGTAACAAAATCCTCAATGATTAAAGGAAATAATTTGCAATATGTAATTTGTGTTGCATATTTATCATATACATCTTCTGGTACTTCTGAAAACTCTAACATTTTATTCTCCTGTTTTAGTTGGCTTGGGAACTCCAGCCTCTGCTCTTTTGGATAATTCTTCTATACATCTTTGATACATTTGAAATGTAATTTTTGTTCCATCTGTACCAAAAACTCTCTTAACAGATTTCATAATAGTTAAATTTTTTTGAGGGTTTAGATCAATGACAACATTTTTACATCTTTCAGCTATTTCTTCTTTTAAAGATTCACAATCTTTTTCTATTTTATCGTAACCTTTAATTATTTCCATAGCTTTGGCTCTTCTATCCTCTATACTATTATATTCTGGTTTCTGTGCATCTTCAGATACATAAGGAAGAATAGTATCCGCAGGTTCTTCTGGAATCCAATTACTTGCAGTAGTTGCTTCTAATATATTTCTATCTCTAGGAGATAATATACTTTTAATATCTCTATTAGGATCTCTTGACATTAAATTATCGCATTCTCTGTATAGCTAACATTAATAACTAAATCAGTTTTTACTTGTGCATCAGTATTAGGAGGACAAGCTTCTAAATACCAAAAAGGTAAATATGTAGAGATATCAGAACCAGAATCTGATCCGATATTAAACATTGTTATTTGTTCACCCCAATGAATATCTTGCCACTCTTGATTAGAAGGTTCTGCTGCTCCTTCTAAAAGCTTAACACCCCAACCAGTTTCAGTATAACCAACATCTCCATATGGATCAGCATCTACAAGATCAATAGGTTTTACAATAATATTAGAAAACCATTTTGAATTATCATCGTTTCTTATATAAAGTTGTCTGGTTATAAGAGAACCTTTTCTGCCGTCATGTACTGAGACTAGAGGATCAAGGTTATCATTTGAATTAACAGACACTTCAATAAATTGATCGTCTTCTTTGTAATATAATTTTAGTCCCATATTATTCTCCTAAAAAGTACTTCTGGAAGGCTTATTCCTAGATACTGTACCTCTATTTCGTTTTCTTTGCAAGAACCTTTGACTCTCTTCTCCCTCTCTATCAAAATCCCAACCTCTTCTATCAGTTTTAATCTTTTGTGCACCATTGTCAACTCTACCAGATACATGTTTTCCAAATATAGCATTATGAGAAACAGGAGCATCTATTCTTCTATCTTCAGGTCCATTTTGTGATTTTGAAGGATTGTCTGGTCTCATATGTATATCTTTTATTCCAGTTCTTGGATCTGGAGCAATTGCAACATCTGTAAGATATGTTACTACATGTAGATCGTCATATTCAAGATGAAAAGCAACAAGAGCTAAGTTAAGAGCATCAAGTCTATGATCTCCAAGCTTTGGATTCTCTAGTGCATAAACAGGAGCTTTTGTAGGAGTATATCTATCAATGATATAACTTCTTAATTGTTTTTCTAAAAGATCATCATAAGAAGATATTTTAATTCTTTTCTGTTCAAACATACGAACAGAAGCATTTACCATAAATGGTTTAGCTGGCATTTTAGTATCTTGACCAGTTACAGGATCTCTAGTTGGAATAGAAGAACCAGCATCATATCTTTTAAGAATGTCTAACAGTCTAGCTGTGTCTCTATCTCCACCAGGTCTACGTTGTTCAAAAGATGTTTTTCTAAGTAATTCATAGTTTGTGGAACCATTACCAGCATCAATATAAATATAGTCTGGTTTCCATTTTCTGTTCATTTCCAATAACTTAGCGATACCAGAAAGTTGAGTAAATTCAGAACCAGAAACAAGAAGAGTCTCTACTATTTGATAGGTAGCATTATGTGTATTATAGCCAACAACAACAATTTCAGTACCATGTTTTTCATTCCAGTCAGTGCCAATTGTATATCTCCATATTGGATTTCTTTTAATACCTTCATATTCATATGCCATTAAAGCAGCATCAATATATTCTGCTTTATATACACCAGAATCAGAAGAACCCCATTCTGCTAAGAATTCATGAGTCCAATCTTCTTCAGTATATCTAGGCTTATCAGCTTCAACAGCTTTCCAGTGAGGAAGTACTTTGTAACTAAAATGAAATTCAGTATAAGCTGGATCTTCTTCACAGCACTCATAAAAAGGAGTACGGAATCCAGAAGGACTAGAGAATCCAACAAGAGCAGTATCTGGATTGGTTTGTAGAATAGGATAAACAGCACCAGTAATAGCTTTCTCATCTATATAATCCATCTCTTCTAAATATAGTTTATCAGCATCCTGTCCACGAATACCAACAGAAGAACCTTTACCTTTAGCGCCAGCAGCAAAACCACGAAGACGAGCACCATTAGTTAAACAGACCTCATACCAAGGAGCACTAACATCTCTAATTACCATATTTGATAACGAAGGATTAGAACGAATAAACTCTCTAACACGATTAAAAATCTCTTCAGCATGTGTCTTTTGTGGACCGGCAACAACAATCTTAATGTTCGGATTTGTAAATAAATGATAACAAATCTCAACACATACAGCATCTGTCTTCCCAGCTCTCCGAGAAATACGAAGTACTTTACGTCTAGAAGTACATCTAAGAACTTTAGCTTGATACCATCTAGCATTCCATGGTTTACCATCTGGCAACCTTAAGTTAGCAGATGCCCACTTTACAATATCTTCAAGCTCTTCTATCTCATCTCTAGCTTCTTGGTTTGGAAGCATTGCTAATAAATCAGGATCAACAGGTTCTAATGGTATACCAGTACAAGGAACAATGAATCTGCCCTTCATGGATTTTCCATCAGGACTTTTCATCTTCTCATATTTCTTTAATTGTTTTCTAACACACTCATAACAGTCTTCTCTTACCTCATCTAAATTAAAAGGTAATTTGACTTCTCGCAAGTCTGCTATTACGTCAGAACCTAATACATCCATAATTTATCCTTATTTGTGAACAAAAACAGCCTCTTGGCCTAAAAGTGATCTTGAAGACATTTGTCCTCTATTCATTAATTGAAGAGACTGTTGTCTCATAGTATGTGCTCTAGCTGTTTGAAATGGAGCAGTATGTGCTCCCCAACTTAACTTACGCTTATCTCTTTCTGAATCAACAATTTTGTCTGCAACAGAAAATGCTTTATCAGCAAGTAAGCCTATACCAATACCACCAACAATAGCACCAGCTGGTCCTCCTAAAGCTCCACCAATTGCAAATCCAATATCAGAAGCAACAGAAGAAGCACCAGCTCTAGCTTTGTTTACTACATTGCCATCTGTACTTAGAACCGAAAATGCAGCAAAAGCAGTACCAATACCAACTCCACCAAGAGCACCTAAAGCTTTTCCTCCCATCTTAGCCATAACACTTCTACCAGCTCGCTGTTCAGCTTTACCAATAGCTTTAGCGATCTTTGCATTGCCAGGATGTAAAGTATTAAGTTTCTCTAGATTTCTTAGATACTCATGGCTATCAGTAGACAACCTTCTTCTCCATGGATTAAGTAAGGCTTCTTTTCCTGTCGGAGCAAATACACCAGATAAAATACCACCAGAAGCAAAAGACTTAGGAAAGTTTTGTCGAGCCATAATATGCATGTCAGCACGTACTGATTGCATCCCCTTATTTATATATGAGGATTCAGTCTTAGCCCATGTTTTAAAATTGGTAGTATCTACCATTGATCTTGAAAAATAATTAACAGGATTTTTCCCATACCAATTATTATATGGAGCAGCCATAATTCAACTTTCTTTTAGAAACCGTTATTAGAACTAATTAGAGAAGAACCTATCATACCAGCAGAGGCCATGCCAGCAGCAGCAGCAGCTCTTCCACCATATTGATTTATCTTATCCCCATGCTTTCCAATCAAATTTCTAGCTCCAATCATACCTGCACCAAATGCATTAGAACCTCTAAGAAGACCCTCTCCAGCAGTAGTTCTTAAATTTTTCATTCCAAAATGGCCAAGATCACTCATGCTAGCTCCTTTTGCAGAACCTCTTTGTGCTCCTTTAATACCTAATCCAATTGCTCTATTAGCCACACTTGCAGTATTCCATCCTTTATGAGCAGCATATCCACCACCAAAAACACCAGCAGCAGCACCAAAGCCAGCACCACCAAGAACACCACTCATATTGCCTTCATTATACAAACCAACTCCAGCACCT